CTGATGTATGCACGCACGAAGCTTGTTGAAGTAGGACAGCTTGGAGTTCCTGGATAGCGGGTGGTACTCCAGTTCGCGCTCATACCTTGGCGACCACGCCTTGGCATCGTTCTCCAGATAGTCCTTGAATCCCTGCACCCACTCAGGCGTTATGTCATCGAAGGTGATATCCTCGTTCTTCTCATATATTTTCAGATGCTTATAGCAGGAGTACCAGTTGCCCCAGTTCCCCCGTGACTCCGGCGCACCCTTGCGCTTCTCGCACATGGCAGAGTAGTAGTCGAAGAATCTGATGTTATGCTCTTGCTGATGGAATCCAAACTTGCCATTCTGATAGTCCACAATGCGCTTGGCCTTGATGGCTTCTGCCAGCTTCATTGTCTGCTTGTTGGTTTCCTTGTCTGCCCGGCTCTTTTCTGGAATGAGGTAGAGCTTCAAATATTCATACTCCCTCTTGCCGTTGTGGTAGAGGTCGAGGTAAAGTGTCTGTCTGCCATCCTTCAGCAGACGCTTCCGTAATCTGATAGGTTCTGATGATGTCATACTTTTGTTGTTTTGTTGCTTGAAATGTTTCGCGCAACAAAGTAACAACAAAAAAACGACAAACGGAATAAAACGGACTCAAAAAGCCGCATTTATAACGATATTTAAGAAATCAAGCGTTTTAGGGGCTTTTCTGAGTTCTTTTGCGGTTTTTCTGATACCGTTTGTTATTGTCCTACTTTCCGATGCAGAAACGCTACTTTCCCACGCAGAAATTATTTAAGTCGCTGTAAGTGTGCTGATTATAAGCCATTTGCGTAGTGTTTGTTTTTCGTCGAGCAACAATCCAGCAACAAAATTGCAGAAAAACCACTTTCGGAGGGTGTCAAAAGCCCCCATGTCTGACGAAGGACACGGGGGCTCACGCAATACTGATATGTCCTAAAACATTATCAGACGGTGCAAAGGTAGTCATTTCTTTTTGAACGGCCAAATTTTGGAGAGGGAAAAATTATATTGGACTCCAAAACCGAGGTATGGCTGCATTCCTGCAGGTGTGATTCCGTAGCCAGCCTGCACTCCGAAAGTGAGCGCCGGGGGCGGTTCCTTCTTGGTGACGGTGACCATCTGGCTAAACACCTTAATGCTGTCGAGCTTGGCATCAAAGCCGCTGACGTAGGCGGTGTAGGTGGAATCGCTGTACACCTTCTGCGTTATCGGCAGCGTGACAATTAGGCTGTCGCTGTCCGCTGGAATAATTACAGGCCCGATGTTGCATGTGTCAGGAATAGAATCAAGCTGATTGTTTCCGATTTTTGGCCGTTTCCGTGGCTTTCCTTGGGCTTTGACAGCCGAAGCAGGGATTTTATAGTCCCTACTCTCAACAAAGCTGCTGTCGGCAGCAGAATCGGGAACAAACGTGCTGACAACGGTTGTGGTGTCGATTGACACCTCTCCATGCTCTGGCCCGAATACGTGATTCAGCAGCACCACATTCAGCAATATGGATGCCAGCAGCAGGAGCGGAACAATACTCTTCTTCATGACATGTACTTTTGAATATAGTCAATGATTCCCTCTACGTGAAGCCTCTCGATGGCGTGACGGCCCTCGTCTGATGTGAGGTAGGCCACATCTTCCCTGTTGTCCTGGAACAGGTTCTCAGTAAGAACCGCCGGGCAAGCCGTCTTGGTCAGGACGTACAGAGCCGCCTCGAAGTCTGGATCCTTATCGCTCCAGTCTGCACGGATGGCGTTCTTGTGGACGTGAGGCAGATTCTTGTCTGCCCGGTTCCAGAGACAGGTTGCGAGGTCGTCAGCCTTGGTTCTGCCCGGCGACGTAAAGACACACCATCCACGAGCATCATGCCACTTGCCATCGTTTCCGATACCGTTCACATGGATGCTCACATAGATGCAGTTCTCCTTGCCGTACTGCTTGCAGAACTCGTTGACGTTGGCAACACGCAGGGCCAGTTCCCGCTGCTGTTCCAGCTTGGCCATCGGTGTCTGCATGGTCTTAGGCAACTTGTCACCGTCATAGTCAAAGACAACGGTGTACCCTGCAGCCTCCAACTTGGCCTTGATTTCCCGGCCCACCTCACGGCTGTAGATAGCCTCGCGGAATTTTCCGTCGGGCGACCTTTTGCCTGGTGTGGTAAGCAGATGGGCAAAGCCGATAATGATTAGCACTTTCTTTTTCATGATTCTTTGATTGTTGTTGTTCCGATGTTATCTTTCAACACAGACTTTCGCAGGGCCTCAGAAAGAACCTCAATCAGTTCCTCTTTGGTTAGCATCTGTTTTGCCAGCCTTTCAGCCCGTGCAATCTCAGAGTGAATCTTCTCGTCTGCTTTCTCTCGGACAGACAGGAACTCCACCACGCACCAGAAGATACCCATTCCGATGGTGATTAGCGGAAGTCCGAAAACCAAGTCCCATCCGAACCACTGATAGAGCTTAGAGAAGTGAATGAGCAAGTCAACACATGTGGCTATGAGCAGGGAGCCTTGATAGAGCACGAACTTGAAGCCTGTACGCTTTAGCTTGTCACTCCGTTTCTTCTCTCCCCGGTACCATGCCTTATACATTCCAGAAGCAAGGTCAACCATCATGGCCACGAACACGATGATGTTTGCTATGACGGCAATCATCATCATTACTTCCGTACCTTTGAACAGATCAGTCATGGTCATTGGGCTTTAGATTTTGTAAGGACTCCAGTCAAAGCTTGCCTTGAACTCCTTGCCCTCGGCAATGCACTTGTTGATGTGCGCATCTGCAGCTAACCAGAACTGGCGCAGGTCGGCCACGTTCTCGAATGTCTGCTTCACGGGTTCATCAGACGTACCAAACCAGAAATCACAGGGAAGGTTGGCCGATTTCGTCTGAGAGGCGAGGTCGAGCACCCTCTTGTAGTTCGTCTGGTCAGTCGTGGAGAGAGGAACCTTGATTCCGTTCCAGACGAAGCCCTCTGTAATGTTCTTCTTGATACAATCATTGATATAGGCAATGATGGTAGCCTTTATCTGTTCGTTACTCAGAGAAGGATTCTGCTTCTTGTAGAAACATACCTCATGCCATGTGCAATGCTCGTCATCGACGCGCTGAAGGTCAAAACTGATGACGATTCTGCTTGCGTCCTGTCTTACAGGAGCGAAGTCTGATAGTAATCCATAAATTTTCATAATTTTCTTCTTTTAATAGTTCTTTTATCCATTTTCGTCATATCGGAATCGAATTTGGCGACATCTATGTACTTCTGTTTCAAGAACAGCTCCTTACGCAGATTGAACGATGAATAGTGGACGAACATTCCAAGATAGGAATTGACCGTGCGGAATACTTTCTCATGGTCTGTAAAATCTATCTTCCCGATGTTTGATTTCACTCTACGCAGCGACTGGTTAGACACATAGTTTCTGTAAGGCTTAACGAATGAGCCAAGGAACTCTACACCACTATTGGATTGACATACGCTCAGCTTCCCCATGTGAAGCTCCAGGCATAATGATTCTTTGAGGAACCGACGTATCTCTGGAACCAGAGACAGCATCCATTCCTTGTCACAACTGACGATGTAGGCATCATCAACATATCGGCCATAGTGTCTGCAATGCAGCTCCCGCTTCATGTACTGGTCAAACACGTTGAGATATACATTGCTGAAAAGCTGACTGGTGAGATTACCTATTGGCAATCCGCATCCTTCCTCAGTAAAGAACAGGCTTTTGTTCCTATCGAGTCCGTTCCAGTTGTCCTTTGAGCCTACCAGCTCACAATTAGTCTTCGGATCAAGCAAGATAATCTCCTTCGTGAGCCATAGCAGGAAATCAATGTCTATGACTTCTTCCCATGTCTCTGGCCTTCCCTTGCTGATTCTGTGAGTCTGCATAGCTCTTAGGCTGTTACTTGCTATCTCCTGCAATCTCTCCCTCTTGATGTGCATGAAGTAGCCCCTGATGTCAAGCTTCAGAATATAGCATGGATGCTGATAGTTGCAACTCTCTTGGCGAATGTGTGATGCCAGTCTGTTGATTCCATAGTGTGTGCCTCTCTCCTTGATGCAGCTATATGTGTCCTGTATGAACGTGCGCTCAAAAAGTTCATGCGTATAGTTAAAGTACAGGTGATGAACCACCCTGTCGATAAATTGAGCAGCGAAAACTTCCCTCTTTTTCGGATATTCAATAATGAAGCATTTGGAAGGCTTGGGCTGGTATGACCTTGTTATAAGGGAGTCGCACAGATGCTCGATGTTCCTGTGAAGGTCGCGCTCGAAACGTGCCACGTATGACATATTGGCCTTATGCCTTCTTGCATCGTAGAAGGCAATATACAAGTCCCTTGTCAAATCCTGTCTGGTCAGTTTATATCCCATATTCCCTTGTTGTTTATACTAAACGAGTGCTGAACAGCACGAACCGAGAAACCATAGTACCGATTGTTGTTGTTCTGCGGATTGACATTCCCACTATTGAAGTTCAAGTTGTACCCGTTGGAACTATTGTACCACGACGATGACCAATAGTAACCGTACGACCCGCTATAGTTGAGCGAAGTTCCATTGTAGTTGCCAGCGGCAGGAAAGAATCCGTTTAATCGATTGCCACCTATCACGATGAAGGAAGGAATTGTAGTCAAAGCCATCGAGCATCTTTTGTTTTTCCCACGGCCTACGGTCGCAGGACGGGCAACCTATGAACTTGTCTGTATATCTGTTCTGAATATTTATGAGTGGAAGTTTATCAAATGAGTGCGGCCAACTGCTGCTTTAAGGTGCTTATGAACGCCATCGCCTCCATCGGTGTTTTTGATTCCAATGGGAATGATAGCACCTGTGACATCACGGCTGTTATGCTGTGAGGCCCTGGTGTACCCTCGTAGGAATATTCACGGTCTTTCTTCGGCTTGTCATCAGCAATGGGGAAAGTCTGCTTCCATTCCTCAAAAGCCTGTGCCAGCATTTCAAAGGAAATCTCCGTATCAGTGGCCGGAAGTTCAATCGAAATATCAATCTGCGTATCATTAACAGGCGTGAAACCTGTGTTGTTCGGAATGAACTTTTCAAGCGACTTCAAGGGGAACCCGACAAATGCAAAGTCGTTTTCACCGTTCTTTGTTTTCTTTCGAGAGACATTTAACGGCTTTCTGTCCGACGAGTTCTTGCGAACCTCGTCATTGTAGGCCACCGCTACAATGAGCCATGCACTCCAGTTGTAGGCGCGATAGAAACCACCTTCCTTGAAAAGATGAATGATATTCCATTGTGCCGCGTCCTCTCTGTTCTTCTCAATCTCCAATATTTCCGAAATCTTAGCCATACTTTTTAATTATTACTTGTTTAACCTTTCTACTTCTTAATCTCATTCCTTCAACCTGGCCTCGCCCTCTTGGGGAGGGCGGGGGCTCAGGCCGAATGAATGAGAGGTTAGTGCTGTTTTGGAACAGACAAGTTACTGAACAGCACGAACCGAGAAACCACAGTACCGATTGTTGTTGTTCTGCGGATTGACATTCCCACTATCGAAGTACAAGTAGAACCCGCTGGAACTATTGAACCACGACGACGACCAATAGAAACCGCACGACCCGCTATAGCCGAGCGAAGTACCACCGTAGCTGCCAGCGGCAGGAAAGAATATAAAGACGCTATGATCCGACTTCTTCATAAACTTTCTGCCAGCCACGCCATTGAGCGTAGTCCATTCAGAATCGGTATTGTCGTACAACTCCTTGAACTCAGCATCAGTAGGCATACGCCAGCTACCGCCGAGGATGGCATGTGCTGCATCATAAGCCTGTCCGAAGCTGTCATGCTGACTCAATCCAGAGATACCACCACCAGGCGTTGAGTTGTAGGTGCTGCTGTTGAAGTTGTAGCCAGAACCAGCGGCATGTCCTTCAACGTTACCCCATGAGAAATAGAGACCTGCTTCTTCTGGAGCATTGGCACCTAAGTTCATCGTGGCCCATTTCAAGCCAGATGGCAGACCTAAATCCACATAGTCAGCACCTCCTATTCTAAGCTCTACGGACTTGGTGGCTTGCACGTTTCCACCACCTACCAGTGTCGCAATTACCGTGAGGGTAATCGTCTCAGTGGCACTTGGCATTTCGCTGACAGCAAGCGTTACTCCTGTGGTGCCATTGACGCTAACACTTGCCGCTCCGCTCGTTGGTGATGACACGGAAGCAGACAGAGAGGCTATGCCACGATTGTAGTTTGCAGGCAGAATAGAGCCAATGGTGTAGGCATAATTGCCGGTATCGCTGACACTGGCATCACCCGAAAGCTCGAATGAGCTGATAGGTATGCTCTGCACCGTCAGAGTCTCGCTATGGGTATATACGTTGTTCTTAACGTCCGTTACCGTTATCTGCAATGTGTACTCCCTTGTGGCCGTCGGAATACCAAGCACGGCAGCTTTCAGTTGAAGGTCTGCCAGGCTGTTCACCGTCACGCGCAGGAACTCGTCAGCCGATGCGCTGTCACCTCCGTAAGTAAGGACTGCTTCGATAGATGCAGCTCCTACGGTGTAGTCTGAATTGGTGGGCACCAGCTGCAGGGTGTTGTCGCCAGAGGCCGTGTAGGTCTTGGTTCCGCTGACGGTGAAGCCACCCATGACGACGGTCTTATCAACCGTAACCGTCACCTTCGATGACTCAACAGCTCCCACGTATGCAGAAACCTTCACCGTGAACGGTACGCTTGTCACGGTCGTTTCCAATACACCAGTAGCGCAATTCAGCGTCACGCCATTGTAGGTAGCAACACCTCCCACTTCCTCGATGGCGGTATTGCCATTATAGAGGCGGAAACGAGGTGTGCCCGTAGCTGCTGGAACCACTCTTGCCAGGAACGTAGCACTTTCACCGCTGAACACGGTACAGGCATTGCCCGTGATGGTCACGTCATTGCTGCTGATGCTGACTTCTGGATCGACATCGCCAATATAGGTGATGTTCATTGCCTCCAGTTGTCCGTAGGTGCTTCCGCTGATGGTTCCGCTTGACTTGGTGATGTAGCCGCTGAACTGCTTCGTGTCAATGTTGGCGGCATTGATGGCAAGCAGAACGGCAATATCCGCATCTGTCAGCACGCTTGGAGTGTTCACGGTACCAAACGCCAGCTTTACACTGGTAAGCTGTGATGTCTGAACACCTGCGAGAATAGACATGACACGGCTGATGGTATAAGCGTTGCAGTTCGCCATTTCAACCGATGTCAGACGATCAGTGCTGCCAATGGTCAGCGTGGTCAGCATCTGCTTACCCAGAAGCTGGAGCGTGGTAATGCGCTCACCGAGTACAAGGGTAGTCAGAGGGCCACCATTGCTGAGTACCAGGGATGCAATGGCCGTGTCACCGCCATATATCTCACGGGCATTGATGCACGATGTGAGATTGACGGTTCCTGCCAAGAGACCGAGCTTGCCGAGGTCAATCTTACGGAGTGACGTTGCATTGTCGATGGTGACAGCCGTCACGGTAGATTTGATGTCCTCTGCCTGGGCCTCATGGTTGCCAAGCATCAGCACGCGCAACATGCTTCCGGCCACAGACACGCTTTCCTTCAACGTGTTCTGATAGAGGTTGCCGATGTCGCGGATATAGCTCATGCCGTTAATGCGGAAAGTCTGGTCGCCAGCCGTCGTGATGGGGCCAGCAGTCCAGCTCTGCACATTGCTACCGGGCCAGAAGCGGGGGCCTTGGATGGCCTGCTCTCCGTTCTGCACGACAGGGTACATATAGATGGCCGGAGTGATGTTGTAGGTGTTCACGCCCTCACCTACACGGGTGGCGAAGCAGTCCGTTGTCTGTCCGGCCATGAAGAGGTCGGCCTTATACTTCGACATCATGTAAATGGTACGCATACGAATCCAGTACTTCTCAGCCGAATAGTGGTCGCCAAGGGCTTGCTCCAGCGCAATACCCTTGTGGGTATAGGTTCCCTCATACAGATAGGCTTGCTCATAGCAATAGACGCTGTCTGCATTGTAGAGGGCTGCACCGAAGTATTCCTGCGCACGGTCGAAGTAGAAGTGCTGGAAGAAGGCCATGATACGCTGCAAGAGGTTCGTGCCATTTCCGTAGTGGAGTGCCTGGAAGAACGTACCTCTGACAAACGTCTCGTATTCGGTGGCAAACGCTTCCTTCAACGTGTACCAGAACTGAGAATAGCGTCCGTTCCAAACCCACAGGGAGGCCAGACCATAGTCCGAATAGTTGTCCTCCAGTTCCACGCAGTACGGCTTCTTATCCTTGCCCTGGTTGTCGATGGGCCAAACCGTATCGACATCATCCTGACGCCAGCGGATGCGGTCTGTGTCATCAGAACAGGCCAGCAGATAGGGATAGGTGTTCTTTGCCAGATTGTCGGTCGCGGCGTTGAACTCCACCCAAGCCAGATGGAAGAAGGCGTTGGTGATGTCGAAGTGATTGCCAGCCTCTGCCTTGAACTTGCTCAGACGGGCTTTCTTCAGCAGAACGTTACGGGCATCGTCATCTGCGGCAGCGGCCAGCAGCTCAGTAGTGAGATAGACGGGAACCGTCTGGCCTCCGCTGTTCTCCGTGCCAACCTGGTAATTGTGGCCGCAAAGAGCCGTCGAGAGGTTGATTGCAGCGGTGGTGTAGCTCTGCACGTACTCACCACTTTGCGGATCGTAGCGGTACAGGGCATAGCTGCCAGAAATCCAGTACTCATACATGGTGGCATCCTTGTAGAGTGCCTTTCCTTCATCGGTGCTGGTGTCGATGTCTGCAATAGCCTCTCCGTATGACAGCAGGCCTTCGAGCGTGGCGGCGTAGGTGTCACCGTCAAAGGTGATGCCCTTCCACGGCTTGATAAGCTGTGAGCACTCATAGACGAGGTTGTATGCAGGTTTCCAACGGCTCAGTACGCCAGTCGGATTCTTCATGGAATCTTCCCAAGCCTTTTCACCGCACACGTTATACTTCTCGTTCTTGCTGTCTGGCGCTACGGTAGAGTCATTCCAGGGAACGCGGAAGTTGGTAGAGAGACGGTCATTGTCGAGACCTTCCATGGCAATAGAGTCGGACGTGAAGCCGAAGGTGTCCTTATCTCCCTTGTCAGGGCCTACGGTGTACAGGCCGATGAACTCATAGACGCTCTGGCCGTTCTCCACCTTCTCGGCAAAGCCCACAAACGGATATTGCCAGATAGCTTGACGTGCTGCATTCTGCGGCACGGCTCCACAAGCACGGGCCAGATAGTCGTATGCCTCTGTACCGCCCATCTTGTGGCACTGCATCGAAGAAGCGAAGTTCTTCTTGGCGGCCCACTTCTTGATGCTCGGGTGAGTACCGCCATCGAAGGCCCAGGCGTAAGGGAGGGAAGACTTGAAGTTCCAGCGGAAATACTCCATCGACGAGGTGCCCTGTCCCTGCAGGTCACAATCCGTCTCTGAGTTCCACGTCGGCTCGTCTCGCCAGTAGGTTTTCAGACGGCCACTGATGGTGTCATCCTTGCCCCATCCGAGCGTAGGAACACTGCCGCTGCCATCGTTAGCCTTGAACACGAACGTATTGCACAGGGCGCGTACCTTGTTGAAGTCCACCTTGCCGTTCTGCTTGATGTTGTTCCGCTCCTTCATGTACTGCTTGTCATAGAGCGAAATCTGCCAGTTTACGGCATTGGTAACAATCTCGTCGGAGGTCAGAGCGTTGTCGTAGGTACGGATGCCGTAAATATCAATGTCTGCATCAGCACAGCCGATAAGGAGTTCTGACAGCACATTGATGTCACGGTCGTAGGCAAACACACGCTGCTTGTTGCCGTTGATGTAGATGAAGCAGGCATTGAACTGACGTCCGGCCTCAGTGTAGGCGGGATTCACGACGATAGCGAGGTGAATCAAGTCGTCTGGGTCGAAGTTCTTGCTCTGAGTATCTTCATCCTGGCTGTTGGTGGTCAAGAGCGTTACCTTGCTCGATGTGACCTTCAAGCCGACAAACGAATTGCCGGACTCGTCGAGACACTGGATGATTGGAGTGTCGTAGTTCATGACGTTACGGCACTGGAACATAATCTCGAAGGTTCGGCCCTCGCTGGCTCTCATGGCAAGCGGGGTGATGGGGATTTCCAGCGTCTCACCGCTCAGCAGTCGGATAAAGGCCACCGTCACGCTGTCGCCGTTGCGGTCTGTTACGTTCTTTGTCATGTAGCCGTCAACGGAGCTCCACGTCATATTCGTCCATTCCGGGTAGTGGGTATCACCATCCACGACACGCTTCACTTCCTCGCCTGTGAGGACGTTAATCAGCTTCTCACGGTCTGCCTCGCTGTTACTGCGGCCATTGGCCTTGACAAGAAGCGTGGCACCAGCGGTTGCGGCATAGCCAAGGGTGTTGGTGGTGGTGAAGTCCTCGTCCATCACGTCGGCACCGTCATCAATACGAGCCGTCACGTTGATGGTGAAGTCCGCATTGTCGGCACGCTCCAGCTCCAGATTCAGATAGTAGCTGCTGACGGTTCCGTTCACTGCCGCCGTGGTACTCGGAGAAGCCACCGCTACACCTTCCGTCTCTGCCTCGATGGTAAGGGTGTGGTTTCCCGATCCTACAAACACGGCATAGTCGAATACCTTGTTATTGGTGTAGTTCTGCAACTCAGTGGCGACATTGTTTGTCACAAAGTAGCAGTTGGTGTCATCAGCGGACACACAGAAGATGTCGAAGTCCAGCGTCGCGGGCTCCATGCCGCTTACGGTCTCGTCGGTAGCCACCAGTTCAAGATGCAGCTGATAGACACCGCTCACGCCGCCCGTGCTGATGGGGTGATTGAGCTTCAGCGCATAGTTGCTGCTGAACTCGCTGCTTGGAACCGTCTTAGACACATAGGTAGTGCCGCCCTTGCTCAGCGTGGCGCGAAGCTCACAGCCTACATTCACATTGAGGGCAAGGGGAATGTTCCAGTTCGCATCGCCCTGTCTGAAAGCAGTGCCCCACCAAGTATCATTCTGCGTACCCAGAGAGAGGGTAGCACGGATGACGCTGTAGCGGCCAGAGGTTCGTCTGTTGCCAGCCTCATTGTAGGCAAGGAACACGAAGGAGGCACCGTCGGCCACATAGGGAGTGATGTTCACTCTGAATGTCTCGTTGGCCGGGAACGTGCCAAGCTCAGTAGTCGTAGTGCTGCCGTTAAGGTTCACCAGTATAGCCAGGCTGATGTTGGTGTCGAAAGGCTCTTCCGTACCATCGGAATACTGCGCTACACTCTTAACGTAGAGAGGGAAGTAATAGGGATTGTTGCCGTTGATGTACACATTTCCAGAGGGCATGTTCTGAAAGCGGAACTCAACGTTCGTCTTTCCCGAAAGCTCGTCCTGGTGCAACAGCTTGGAAGTGTCGCCCTGGTCGAAGGCATCAGCATCCTCGACGGTACGGAAGAACTGCATGTAGCCGTCCTGTACGCGAGAATAGCCATAACTTGCTTTCAGCTCTTTTTTGAGGAACTTCTGCACGCTTTCCCCGGCAAACTGCTTATTGCCGTTGTTCTCGTCGCACATCCAGTCCTCTTCCATGCTCTGAATGTCGTTATAGCTCAGATGTTTGTTTCTTTTCTTAGCCATAATATTTCAAAATTAAAGGGTTACTAACCATTGTTCCAGCCCTCGTCGTTGTCCCAACCAGCATCGTTGTTCCAACCGCCGGAGCCAAAACAGCTTTTCACGGCCCGCCAGACAACCTGCCCCATGTGGCAGATGTAGGCAATGGTAAATCCATTGTGGCGGGCTCCTGTAGTCTCAATGCCGTTGTGCTGCATGGCTATTCGTCCTCTCTGATAAGATAGAGATTGCCATTCTTCTTTTGGGCCTCAGTCAGCGCATCGTATTCATCCTCTGTGATGTCAACAAGGAAACTGCGACCGTTCACGTCATCGAGAAGCTTCTGTGTCTGAGCCTTTGAATAGGTCAGAAATTTAGGATTTAATGGAGGCATAATCTCGTAGTTTATTCTGGGTTAAGTCTTACATATCCGCCGTCGGCATAGTAGAGAAGCTGGTCACTGGCAGACAGCACCGTCATTTCTTCGTCACCAACCATGCAGACTTCGGACAGACTGACATTCAGCGGTTCCGTTGCACGCACGGCTGTCACACCGACATTGTTCAAGAGGGTAACGCCCACGGTGGGCGTCTCGTTCATCAGTACCGCAGCGACGGTTGGCGGCTCATTCAAGAGGGTTGCCTTGACCTCCAACCCATTCTCGATAGATTCACCTTGCTCTTCATCAGAAACGACGCTGCAGGAAATCCGCAGGCTGTTTAGCAGCACTGTTGCCACGGATGCTGATGCCAGGCTCTGAGCGGTGGTTTCCACCGTGACAGGCGTAGCTACCACCGACACCGCAGGAGGGGTCACAGACCCGGCTACGGCGACGGCAGCAGTTATCAGCGTGGCTTTCATCAACAGGCAGCTCATATCCTACGGCTTTACAAGAGTACACAGACTGGTTACGGCCACCTCGTTGCGAACGCCGTCGTCAGCGTCGCTGTCGGGAATGTGGGCAGTAGCAACAAGTTTCACCTCGCCGGGGGCCAGAGTGTCAGTAGGAACGATACCGTAGTAGTCGCCGCTATTCACAATCAGGTCTTCTTTGGCCAGTGTTACACTCGTCTTTCCAGACTTTACTTCTACCTCGAAATCATTTTCGGCCATCGAGAAGCCGTTGGCTGTAAGTTCCACCTTGAACTTAAGCTCAGTTCCTTTGTAAATCGTTGCCATTTTGCTTGAAAAATTATTAGTTGAGTTGTTTGATTACCTCACGCTTGACGGTTGCTAACAGGTTGCTCTCGCGGACTACGGCAATAAGTGCCTTGACGTACTGAGCTGGTATCTCCACTGCTCCCTCTGAGTGGTAGATTTCGCTTGCCAGTTCCTCAAAGCCGATGTCGAGCAACACCGAACCGTTATACTTCATGGCATTGCCTAATGTCTTGGCAATGTCAAAGGTTGCTGTCTGTCCCTCAAAGTTGATGGGAGCCACAACTTGTCTGAAATTGATTTTCATACTGCTTTTGATTTTAATTGGTTACTAAATAATGAATCCATGCGAATCTCCTGCGCTCTGACAGATAGCCAGTATTATCCTGGTTGGCGTATGCCTCGCGCTCGAATGATATATTACGGTATGCCTTATCCCAGTTCCTGTACTGAATCAGTCTGACAATGAACTCCAGACCATACCAGAGGAAGAAGAACACGACCAGCATTTCCTTCTGCTGTCTGCTGTGAATCTCTTCGTGAATCAGCAAGCGTGGCGTTATCTGGTAGCCCTCCTTGACGAGAAGCCACCAGACAAGCATCATAGCGGAATATCCCTTTGGCGGAAACCTTTTACACATAACTATCTTCATAGGATATTGTTAATTTTGAGTATTGATGATTCTTGCTGTATATTTCGTGTCGAAGTCGTCTATCTTGGCAGTTCTTGAGCTGTCATAGATAAGCAGGAACTCTATAGAATCGCCAGCGCCCATTTCCCGTCTTTCCCATTTTCCGTTGTCCCAATGGGTCATTAACGGATATTTGAGGTCATTCCAGGGGTATTTGTCATCTGATGTCTTTTGAGTATTCCTGCCATACACATAGAAATTATTAGAGCCCAAATCAGCGCACACAATGAAATGGACGCAAAAATTCGTGCCGGCCTGTAATCCTAACATGGAATACACATCGGCAAGCTGGGGAAGAATGACACCTGCTTTATGGTCCCCACCGTCTGCTGTGGAATTTATTATTTGTACGCTTCCATTACTCGGGGACAAATCATATATAGTGCTGTTTGCCGTAAGGCTCTTCTTATAATAAGTCCTATATGTAATAGATGAATTCAGCCTTAGACAAGTGTTTACATTGAGCCTTCCTATGCTCCCGGCATTTGCGCTGATGGATTGAGCCTCTATAGAACCATCATAGCCACTGAGAATAATATTTATTTCTTGGCTGTCTGATGAATATGTTCCAGCAGGCCGTTTTACAAGGGCTATTCTTCCGTAGTCATAGCCTCCTGCGTTGAGCCTTGCGCCGATGGTGGCAAGGTCGCCGCTTGTGAAGCCATTATTGGAAACTGCAAAGCCTCTCCATGTGTAGGACAGCCCCCATCCGTCAACTCCAGTGGACGTGAGAAGCACCTTGTTGTCGTTTGATGTTAAGGAGCCGGAGAATGTGCCTGTGGCTCCTTGCAGCTCTCCTTTGAAGTAGCCGGAGTCCGCGTTCACCGTTCCTCTGACGGTCACATCGCCAGTTTGGGTTATCTTGAATGTTTCTTGATTGTTGCTGTTGACTACGGTGATGTTGCCACCCTCTACTGCTCTTATGACAGATGTCACGAATGCCGGGGCTGTCAGCACGTCATTCACGGTTATAACGTCTGCGCTGATTTCTCCGACGGTTTCCGCAAGTGCTTCCAATGATGTGATGGTGGCGTACTTTGCATTGAGGGCTTGTGTGTCTACAAGGCTTGCGGCCAGTGTGTTCACATCAATAAGGCTTGCCGTCAGCTTCCCGTTGGTGAATACAGCCACAGGGCTTCCGTTATTGGTGATGCTGATGCACTCGCCATTGATAGCCACATTGTCACCATCGAGCAAGAGACGGCCCTTGTATGTTCCCGATGTCTGGTCATAGTAAACAGATGTTCCGATGCTGGCCGTTACCTCATGCTCTACGTCCTGGTCATCCGTCCACATGAACTTAGTCGATAATACGCCGCTGCTGTCAGTCAGTACGAGGGAACTGCCACTAACGCCTATCACATTGCCGTTATCATCCAATATGAACTTCTCTACAAACGCAGTTAGTTGGTTGACCTTCATAAGTAGGCCCGTAGAGCCGTTTCCACCATACACCAAAAGACGTATCTCGTTACCAAGGTTCTCAATGAGTGAGCGCACATATTCGCGTATCATTTCCCAGCCTGTGCCAGTCCACATATACACCTCTGCACCGTCATTGTACCCAGCAGCCGCATTCAGCTTTGGCAAGCTCACTTTGTGCAACCAGAGGTCGTACATATTATAGGTGTTGCCATCTACCACGCTGCCGAAGATGCGGAACTGATACGTTCCCAGGATCGTGCGCAGGGCCTCGAAGTATAGCACCAGTTCGGCATATTCGTCGGTGTTGGATGCAGGAAGTGTCACAAGGTTGCCAACCAATGCGTTATTATTGTAAACGATGGAAGGATTGAGGGGGCTACCGTCGTAGGCACCGATGGCGCACGTTACAAAGCTCGTAGAGAGCCTTTCCTTGATGCCGTCATAGAGTAAGATGCCTATGAGTGCAAGGAGGCCCTTAGTGCCAAGCATATCACGCACACCGTCCACACCGAGACGCAGACTGCCAATGCCAACCAGCTTTGAAATGAGTGGGATGCTGTTATATGACACGCCGCCATGGATATACAGATTGTCATCGTCGCCAGTGGTAGCCTTGCCACCGCTGCCCTTTGCTGACTCTATCTTGTCAGACAGACGGCCAATAGCCCCCTTCGTGCTCTGGTAGTAGCCTACCGTATATTGCACCTCAGTTGTAATGAGGTCTTGGCGAACACTTGTCACGATGCCACCAGCGGCAGTGGTTCCGAGTGTTGGAGGTGTGCCGTAGGTTAGGTAGGTGAAGCTGCTCTTGTCTCTCGTCTCAGCAGTAGTGGCCTCCAGAGCGCGTTTCTTCAGCTCTGCCTGTGCCGCCTGTTTGTAGATGCTATCGAGGGCCACATTGGTAAGGGTAACGATGTTGCTCAGACGGCTCATTTGCTGAGTGGCGTATGGGCAAATCATTTCTGTGCTCGTCGAGGGCAGAATCATTCCGCTTTGAACAGAGAAGATGATGCGGTAGTCCCCGGCATTGGCGACAAACGGTGTGTCGCTCACATCGTCCGCTCCATGCTCATTGGTCTGCTCAGAGAAGTAGGTTAGCTCAAACTCCCTGCCAATGAGAGGCTGATCCAGCGCACCGTCGGCATAGTTGGGCTGGAACACCATCGAGAGGGGAAGGTCAGCAATGATAAGGTCTGGGTCAAAGTTATAGTTGACCAACTGCGTACCATTCCAGTATGCAAGGCGGAAATACCACTTGGAATACTGCTTATAGGTGGCTACCTGCGGAAGTCCTGTCTGCGGGTCAATGACAATGTTGTTATCGCTGTCCTTAACGTAGGTGTCTGGAATCCTGTTGCCCTCGTCATCGCACAGATAGCAGCGACGCTCCCGAAGGTTGTACATATACAATTCCATTCTCGGGTACACATCATCAAAAACAATGTCTTTCATGATGCGAGGATTCCCGCTGCCAATGATACTGCCGGGATATTCCGTCGGATCGAGCATCAGACGCTCCGTTACTGCTACGTTCTGGCCGCTGAGTGTCCGCTTTGCCATGTTCTTTGTGCCGCCGAGGATGCGGAATGTGTTGTACTGGATGCCGCCGTCGCTGGCAGTTACAAGCGTACCAGGCTCGTAGGCTGGCCCATCTCCGTTGTTTTCCTCAGTGATGGCACCGAGATTGAATGTGTGGTCGGCATAGTTGAAGTAGTACTCCGTATCGAAAGCGTCTGCAATCTGCTGTGCGCCGCTCTTGATGGTGGCACCATCGAAGCTGATGGAGACGATGCCGGACACGCTGATAGTGCCAACCGTCCACGTTCCGAGGTCGCCGTGCTCATTGAGGCAAGCAACCAGGTATTGTGCAATGGTGGCAGCGTTACCGTTGTATGGGAATGTAGAGAGTACAACGTTTGCGCCCTCTGCGTCCTGTGTCTTGAAATACAGGGGCAGATAGCCGAGCTGTGTCAACTTGTGCTGGAACTTGGGGCTGTAGCGGAAACCGTTTGCCGATGTCTGGCTTGGATAGTGCTTCGAGAACAGCATATAGTCGCTGTCGATGGGGCACACCTCACCAGCATTCAGAGGGGTGTGCTCCGTAGAGTTCCATTCCAACTGAATGTAACCGCCATTCTGTAGGTTGCTCTCCTTGATGGCCGTCTCATATACTTGCGGATAGGTTGCCATGACTATACTTGTGCTGAGTGGTTAGAAGGGTCTGGCTCAGTCAGCGAAAGCGTGAACTTGGCCATTTCAAGCATGAACTCCGAGAACTGCTGGCAGTCCTCATAGATGAAGTGGTACACCTTGCCCGGCTCATACTTGGTACTGATGTCGAGCCGCCCGGTGTCAAGCTCCGCACAGAACGAGGCATAGCGACTGAGGAAGGTACTCTTATTCGGGGCCGTGATGTGTACTGGTAGCGATACCGTGCGAACGTCCTTTAGGTTCACAGCGCCTACTATCTTTGTGCCGTTCATAGCCATGTTCTTATTCTGAACAGGCTCCTTATGTGGGGCAGGTGTCATCAGCTTGGAAAGCCCCGTCTCTTCGAGCGAGAGGCCCCAAGTTGTATAGGCATCCTTGCCGTTTATTGTCAATTCTCCTGCTGGCATAGTTATATCAATTCTGTAATTCTGCTGTTCAACGTGTCGAGCTTCAGCCCGAAGTCCTTATACATACCCTCTGCCGCCTTCTTGATGGCAAGCAGATATTCATTAGTGGTGTTGAGCATGGTGCGAATCTCCTTCACGGTGTCGCTGCCCGGAGTAGTGATACCGCTCATGGCTTGCAGGGTGGCAAGTATCTGGAGGCGTACCTCGTTACCCTGCAGCGTCGCCATCTGCTGGGCCACGGCAATACCAAGGAATGTCTCGAATTGGTCATACGTGGCCTTCTCGCTTGTGTTCATCGTCGCTTCCTGATCCTCATAGACGGTAAGCCCGAAAAGGTCTTGAATGGCCTTTGCCTGCTCCGTATAGCCCTCTTTAGCTGCTGCAATGGCATCTGCCAACTGCTTCAACTGCCGGGCGCGTTCTTCCTCGGACATTTCACCGTTTACGATGCTGGCGTAACGCTCCTGCCACTCCTTCATTTGCCTGTCAAACTGCTCACCAAGCACGAACTTGTCAATGAAGGCCTGGCTCATAATCTTGCTGATGTTCTGAGCGAAGCTGTCAGCGTCCGACTCCATATCCATGAGGGCAGAGACAAACGTGTTTCTGAGGTCGCCGAAAGCACTTGCGAACTCATTAGGCACAATACCGAAAGCCTCTCTGATACGCTCTGCCAACGGTGCCAGTTCCTCATACTTGGCTACCCACTCGTCAACCATGGGGAGCAAGGCGGCAATCTTCTCGTCCATCGTACCCTCGCCGTCCATGATGGTGTTCACGGTGTCCTGGTACCTGTCGAGGAACCTCTGGAATGAGGAACCGAGAAGGAACTGGTTAATGATTTTCTCAGCCATTATCTGGCGCACGCTCTCAGCAAAGCTCTCAGCCGTCATTTCCATGTCGAGCAAAGCGGAAGTCCAGTTTTCCTTCATATCCTTAAAGGTGGTATCTTCCTCTTTCAGTCGCTCACGGAGTTTCTCGGCCTGTTCCAGCGTCATTTCGCGCTTCTGCACAAGTTCCTCTATCATGGCATCCAAAGCGGCCTCTATTTCCTCTTGGCTCTTGTTGCCGTCATTGAGGATGGCCATATACCGCTCATTCCATTCTTCCAGATACTTGTCGAAATCGTCATTGAGCACGAACTTTTCAATGAGTGACTGAGTGAGAATCTTCTGCAAGTCCTTACGGAAGCCCTCTGCGTCGCCCTCCATGCTCATAAGTGTGTTCAAGAACTGTGTACGCAGGTCATCGAAAGGAGATTCTGGTTTGACTTCCTCAATCAGTCCTAAACCTTCCAAAAACTCTTGCGCCAACGGTGCCAGCTCTTTGTATTTCTCAACTATTTCGGCTATCTTGCCTTTCAGCATGTCAAGCGTCTGCTCGTCACCACCGATATGACCGAGGTCGTGCTGTACGAGATCGGCCACGGCTGACTTCCATTCATCAATCAAACCGTCAAATGCCTGGTTAAGAAGTTCCTGCTCGATAATCTGACGTGCAAGGGTTTGGGCAATCTTCTTTCCCCATTCCTCTGCGTCGGTATTCATATCCATAAGGGCATCGAGGAAGTCGCTGTGCAAGCTCTCGAAGATGTCTTCTTCATCCTTAAAGAAGTCGCTATAGCCCAAATCGTCCATGATGTCTTTCGACTGCTGGGCCAGTTGCTTGCGCTTGGCTACCATTTCTGCAATGAGGGAATTAAGACGGTCAGTGTCGCCACCATGAGCTATCTCGTCTGCATAGCGTTCCCTCCAGTTCTCCATCCAAGCATTGAAGTCATCACCTAATACAAGGCTGTTAATCAAGTCCTCAACCATTATTCTGGTGATTTCCTGCTGCCATGATTCGGTATCGGCTTCCATATCCATGAGGGTTGATAGCCACATGTCACGGAGATTGGAGAAATACTGCACCGTTTCCTCAGTAGCATCTTCTATAGGTTTGACGATGCCGAGGTCAACGAACTGCTGCATGGTATCCTGTGCCCTCTGGACGTTTTCATTGTAGGCACTCACAATTCCGTCGAGTTCTCTCTTGTATTGCTCGTCTGAAATTTGGCCGTTGGCACGTCTCTTATTCAGATTGGCAAGAGAAAGATAAACACGCTCAATGTCCTCTTCCATGCCCTCTGCAATAAAGTTGTTTACGACCATCCTGTTTATCATCCGCTGCCAATATTTGGCTATATCGTCAAATACTTCTTCCGATCCGTCAGCGAGTTCGTACAACGAGTTGAGGAAATCGTCAAAGAAAGTCTCTTTGGAAATGGTGTTCATCTTCTCGTTCACGCTGTCGATGGTTTCCTCAATGGCCTTTCCTGCTTCAATGTACTGGTCAAGGTATTTTTGGGCCTCTCCGTGAAGAGTCTGCCAGAACTGGGGCAAATTATGCTTCAATTCATCCAGCTTCTTCCAGTCAAGGTTGAACAAGTTTCCGATGTTCCCATCCATCTGCGACCATAAACCGTAGTCATATTGTCTCAGATAGTCCCAATTAACATCTTCGTTGGCATTATATCCGTTAGAGTGGCTGAACCATCCGGCACCACTTCCAGCCCACCCCCTGTACACATCGGCTGCTGCCTGTTGTGTCTTTCTGAGGTCTTCGATGGTTTTCTGCTGAAGCTCCAGTATCTTGCCACCGTAGGCTTTCTCCATCAGTTCCTTTTCATATCGAAGGTTTTCTTCCCACGTATCAAGGAGCCAGCCCCATTTTTCAAGTGCTGCTTGGTATTCGTCATCGTTACCGAAGAGGAAACCGCCACCGATGGAGTCTATCATGCGCCCGATACCAGCAAAGCCGTCCAGCACCCCATTGACAGCACCGAACACGTCACCGCTGGCTAAAGACTGGATGGCATTATTGAATCCGTTCACACCATCTGCGAAGCCGTGAACAGCGTCGCCGAAGTCAGTTCCTGTCAATCCTATCTTATCCGTGAACTCAGCAAGGCTCTGCGCATTGGTTGCAGCGAGAGAGGCAATTTCTGAGAATCCCATTCCCTCGAAGTTGAACAGGTCGCCCATTACCTGTTTGAAGCTTCCGCTATCAAGGCTGCTTTTCAATTCCCGGGCATAGTTTCTTCTCTGTTCTGTAGCCTGGTGATTGCTGTTTTGTATGGTGGTGTCAGCCGCCAGATTCTCAAATAACTGGAGCAGTTGATTGTATAAGTCAGACCCCTTTTCGAGAGAGGAAAGAAGGTTTTCTTTGTTTTCCTCGCTGATGGCTTCCAGTTCTACGGTTATCTTTTCACCGAATGCGTCCCTGATGTCCTGGCTATTCAGAAGTGTTTGAATCTGCTTCTTGTCATCCAGCACCTTATTGATGGATTCAGCCTCTTTATTGAGTGCGTTCATATAGAGCTGTTCTGCCGCGGTTGCCTGTTCTGTCAGACGCTTGCGCTCACGGAGTCCGGGAAGAATAGAGGCCAGAATATCCGTTTTGTCTGTTATGGTATTCTCTATCTCCAGAATCTTCTCAGACAGGACTTTGGCGTTTTCAGCAGTGATGTCCTTCGTGTCAAGAGCTTGTTTCAGCTTTGCCTTTAGTTCATGAAGGGCAGAAACAGATTGACGTGATAGGTCGCCAAATACAGATTCCCAGTCAATAGATTGTTGCAGCTCTTTGAAGTCAAGCTCGGATAACAGACGGTCACGCTCAGCCTCTAACGCACGTTTTTGTATTTCCCCCTCTTCGTCGGCTATCTTCTGGGCATATTCCTTGGATATGGCCTTTTTCTGATCCTGTATGCTTCCATACGTTCTGATATAGTCTCGAAGGGCTTGCTCCTGTAACTTGCGCTGCTCAGCCAATGAGCGTTCGTAGGCCTTCTCGTTGGCTTCAAGTTGATCAAGATAGTTGTCTGTCTCTGCCTTTGAGTATTTGGTGTTCACCGTGCTTGGGTCAAACACCCTATTCTTGTTAGCTGGGTTTGCCTCGAACTCTTTCTTTGCCTCTTCGATTTTCTGTTGTTTGAGGTCTTCGTATGCACGTTCAATGGCTGTCTTCTGCTTCTCAAAGTTGAGTTTCAACTGAGCCAGCGTTTTAGATGTGCCCTCGTTCATGGCATCAATGCGGGCTTGTGTCGTGGAATACTCCAAATCCTTTTCCGCACGTTCTCGCTCCTTGCGCTGCTGTGCAATGAGGGCAATGTATTCCTGGTGCTGCTTTTTGCGCTCGATGTTCTTCTTGGCTTCGGAATCGTTGCTGGATTTCAGCTTGTCATAGTCCTTTTTAGCCTGGTCTGCTGCATCCTTCAATTTCTTGTATTCCTTGTCGAATGTAGCCTTATCCATCGTCTCTTTCTTCTGCCAGAATGAATCAACGGCAGCTTGCGCACTCTTCCAGTTGTTGTAGGCATCCTTGCGCCATTGTGCGGCGGTGTGAGTCTCTGGAGCAGTAGCTTCATCAGGAACCATCCTTCCTGTCGGGCCGTCGAATCTCATTCCCTGTGTGTTGATACCCCTACCGTTTCTTGCATCCTGTAGGTCTTTCTCTACTTGGGAGAAATTAGTCACGAATGTAAGAGGAATGGTAGTAGCACCTGACCAATCCCATTGACGCTTCATCTGCAGGAGGTCATTAAGGGCCTGTTCCTTGCCTTTCAGTTCTTTCTCCAGTTCCAACGATGCAGGGCTTTCGGCTATCTTGGTTCTGAGGTCTTCCACGTCAGCCTCCAACTCAGCAATAAGTTCATCGTATTTCTTCCTGGTATCGTCAGCAATGGCCTGGTAATCGGTAGGGATGGAACTATTGGCGATAACGCCAGCTGCAATATCGTGGGCATTCTTCAATTCCCCGGCAAGGTCGGCAGCACGCTTATAGAAGCTATAGACAGCCTCTTTCGTCTTGATGTTATCGTTAGCCTCTTGTATGCGGATTTCCAGAGGCTTGTTGTCTTCGGCAATCTTCTTGCGAATACGCTCAATCTCAACAAGTTTTTTGAGGTACTGATCCAACTGGGTCTCTGCGTCTTCGAGCTGCATCAGATTGAAGATGGCATTCTTGCCACCTGTGTACCTTGCATCGTCGAGCATGTTCTGTTTGATGCGGTCGATAGTTTCCTTCCACTTCTGCACCTCACTACGGATATGCTCATAGTTGGCCTTGTCGGCCTGTTCGTTAAGCTCCTTGGTGGCTTCTGCAAGGTCGAGGGTGGCAATGGTTGCCTTGTCGTATTTCTCTGTAAGGGTTGGAGCCACCTTGTTAAGCATTTCCCAAGCAACGGCTTTCTGGTACTCAGTAGCCGTCTCGTCCTGCAGAGTCTGAATGTAGCTCTTGATTTTGTTCTGTTGCTCTTCCAGCTTGTCAGCGAACGTCTGCATTTCCTCATTGGCCCTGCGACGTGCTGCTGTCTCAACGCTTTCTGCTGTGGCCAGCTTATAGACTCCGAAAGCCACGGCAGCGATAGCAACAGCTACGGCAGTATATGGGTTAGCGGCCATAGCAGCCGTCAGAGCCTTTGTTGCTGCTATGAGGCGCATTTTGGCCACCGTCAATACATTCACACTGCCAAGCTCTGCCCGAGCTGCTGCAACGCTGATTCCACGGGCTGCTGCAAGTTTCTTTGCTTCCATAGTCAGGAGGGCTTCTTGAACAGCCAAAGCCTGCTTGATGGCAATGGAAGCTTTCTCGATAGCGTGTGCAGTAATGAGGGCTGTCTTGTAAAGTCCGATGGCTACAACGGCATCCATCAGAACGGCACCAACTTTCTTGTAGTTCTCTACGAGAGTGGAAACGCTACCCAACACGTCATTGATGACACCTTCGTTAGCCTGGCCGATTTCGTTGAACATTACATCGATGGCATCCTCAATGTTGGAAATCTGACCAGCAATAGTCTGTGACTGAGCTTCCATCAGTCCGGCGAACTTTCCACCCTCTGAGGACATCGACATAATGGCCTTGTTGAACTCTTCGGCACCAACCTTGCCAGCGGTCACCAACTCGCCCACCTTATCCTTAGTCACTCCGAACTGCTTGGCCAACTCGTCAGCAAGAGGAATACCACGTCCCATGAACTGGCGCAAGTCCTGTGTGAACATGCGGCCCTGTGTCATGGTGGTACCATAGAGCATTACAAGGTCATTAAGAGGTATGGAGAGGCCTGCGGCTATGTCGCCAAGGTGAATCAGCGTATCGTTCACATTCTCTGCTGCAACACCGTATGCCAAAAGCTGTTTGGCACCATCTGCAACGCCCTTTAGGTCAAATGGAGTGATGGCTGCAGTACGAGTGAGTTGCTGCATCAGTTCCTGCGCCCTTTGCTCAGAACCGAGCATAGTAGTGAAGGCCACTTCCAGTTTCTGGAACTCACCTCGTATGCTTGTCACTTTCTGAATGAACTCTTTTCCGGCCTGTAGGGTGAGGAAGCCGGCAGCGTATTTTGTCAGTTTATCCAATCCCTGTGACATGACTCCCGACGTCTGTTCAAACTCTTCGCCAAGTTCCTTTGTTGCAGCCGTTGTACCTTGGATGGCCTCTGTAGCCTTGTCTGCTCCACGCTTCTCTTCATCGGCAGCTTTCTTCCCAGCCTGTGCCACCTGTTCCTGAGCCTGTGTGTTCTTGTCAACGGCTGCGGTCATCTTGTCGAATGAACCCAACAGCTTCTGCATGGAGCTGGTGAACTCATCGATAGTCATGCCGCTTTTCTCAATTTCACGGGTAGTCTGGCGCATGTGGTTCTTCGTGTCATTCATCGTTTCCACGAAGCCAGTATTATCGGCTGTAACGGTATAGTTTAACTCGGACATCTTGCTCTTTCATTTATTGTTTCACATTCACCCCATACTTTCCCATCAGCGCGGACAATTCCTTGAATGCCTCGGGGTCGTTAGCATCCAACAAACCGCCACCAAGAGACGTTGGCACGTTCTGGCGTTCATCTTCCGTAAGGTAAATGGAAGTAACCTTGTCGGCCAGACGTAAGCGAAGGTAGGTATATCCCTTTTCAAACAGGATTTCGTTATCTGTGAATCCCATTTCCATGAGAGGCTGTATAAAAGCACCCATCACGCTAACGCCATTGAAAGTGATATTGGTACCGCTACCGTTCTTATCCTTAATCTCCATGACCTTTGCCAGACGCTCACGCTCCTTGTCAAGTCCAAGGTGCTTGATGAACTGCTCCGTCTTGTCTGTTGAAAGAAGGTTGATAAGCAGAGAGGCCATGTCCTCACTTTCCATTTCATTCATGAAGAATTCCTTTCGCTCGTTGAACTTCTCGATGTCGTACAGGTCGTTATAGGTGTTAGGCGCGGTGTGATAGGCCAGAATCTGACAGCATACGTCTCTGCTGTGATTGGCAAGGCGCATGGCTTCAACATAGGGACTGGTATTCAGCAATGCACGGTTGATGCCAAGTCTCTCTACCTGCCGATGCAAAAGGAACATCTTAGCAAGCGTAACAGGGTATAGATAGAATTGACGGCCTCCAAGCGTGAAAGGGTGTGGCCGTCCAATTATGACATCTTCGAGATTGTAAACAATATCCTTCATGTTGCCGATTCTGATTAGTTCCCCGGACAGGACTCGAACCTGTGACCTCTGCTGTATGAGGCAGAATTCTGACCAACTGAACTACCGGGGTCAGCCGACTATTACCCGTCGGCGAGGGCTTTAAGAGCTCTCCTTCTGGAAGAAGTCGATGTCCGTCAGCTTGCCGTTGGCATCAGTCTGGCCCTTGGTCTTGTAGGTGTAAACAGCTACCAGACCGTCCGTAGAGTCAAACTTGACGGCCACATGCTCAGAGCAGCCTTTCAGCTCAACACCAGCGGCACCCACCTTTTCGGGGGTAACGGTCACGTCACCGAACTCTTCCGTGAAACCACACTCCACCTCGGTAGGATCCTCGATGCGGCGGTTATAGGTAAGAATGTACTTGTCGGGTGCCTTCTTGCGGCCTTCGCTCTCGCCGCCCTCAATGTTGGCGACCTGCTCCTGGCCTTCCTCAACGGAAAGACTGGTTGAGTTCTCCACGATGTCGTCGTGGTCATTCACTTGGCACTTGCCCCAGCCTAATACTTTTCTTGTTGCCATGATTTTCTACGATTTTAAGTGATTATTCTGCACATCTTCTAAACTTGATTCTCACATAGATGTACGTCTCATGAGTAGCAGGGTCTTCGAGGGAGCGGATTGTCGGTCTCTCATCTTCCGGCAGAAGGTATTCGGGAACATTGAAGGAATCCAGCCAGTCACGGATGACCTGCTCCAGCGTATCGATGCGCCCGATGTCCTTCACGGGCTCTGTGTCCTTCCCGAAGGGTTTCTTAGGGACAAACACGTTAATGACGATGAAGCCGTCTTGAATCTGGCCGTCGAGGGCAGAATTGAAGATGACCACGGCATCCTCCGTCTTGGCATTCCGCTTGCGCATACCATCACGCAGCACAGAGCCGCCTATGGCTTCTGCAATGGGGCTTTCCTTGACAAAGTGGTAGAAGTCCTTTTCAATCTGTGTCCCGGTCTTGATGTTGCTCATTTCTTCCTTACAATAAATCCTAATTGTTCAAGCATCTGCGGTACAATGCGCTCGGCCAGAAGCTCAGACGAAGAGAGCACGTTCTTTCCACGACCCTCAACATATACGGCATAGTTCATTCCGGCCACGACAATGAGACATATTCCCTTGGGATGATCCGAAGCAAGGCGTTTGAGATAGGCTTCGCCAGTCCTTGTGCCTTGCCCGCCATCTTTCACTTGCTCGACCATCTTCATTCCAACTATCTCGCCATCCTTGACCACCGCATATCCGATGGAAGAGCGGAGGTTTCCAGTCTGGTCCATATAGCCGGGGTGCTCCCTTGCCTCAATGATGCACTGGGTTCCCACGTCCGTCAAGATGCTGACGATGGCATTTTCAGCCCGCTTTGTCAGCTCGTCAATGGCCATGTCGAACTCGGATAATGGAGTTTTCAATTTAACTGGCATGTCAGACAATGATTTTGATTCTGTCGAGGCAAACGTCCTGGATGTCCTGCACCTTGAACTCGCCAAGCTCCTTGTTTCCCCTTACGAGGCGCACGGTATCGGTGTCTAACCCGTCGGGAATCCGCTCAATCAGCACTTCGTATGCCTCATGGGTGAAAGTCCCGCCTACGCTTACACCTTTGTTATCGTGCGTGTTCGTCTTGATGAAGCAACGGACTGGCTCACTCCAGACAGATTCGGCAATGATGGGCTGGCCGTCATCGTCAAACTGCCCGTCGGCAGCGTTCATCCTGTATGTCAATGTCCCGTTGGTACGCATGGTTAGTAGAATTGAGACCCGTCCTGTATCACGGTCATACTATCAGTGAGATACTCGGAAGCATCCAGGCCAAAACGCTGGCACCAGAAGAGAATGTTCTTATCCACTGCCTCGCGGTTTATGCTCACGTTGATGCCGCCCTCGCTGCGGGCATGCTCAACCCATCCCTTTACAACAATGATAGCGGCCTTGACGATTTCCACGTTATTAGGCACGGCATTGTCGCCTGGGGTGATGCCTGCATCTTCCAGAACGTCAATAAGGGCGTCATCGTCGGCATAGCAGGTGTCGCATATCAGCTTGCACTTTGCCCTGAGTGCTTCCAAGTTCGTTCTTGCCATCAGAGTTGGGTTTTGAGGGTATAAATATCCTGTCCTTCCGTAATGATGGGCAAAGAGAGGGATTCTGCCTTGGTGAACTCACCGTGGTTGTCGCCCTTGGTCTCGCCAACGTTCCACTGGCTGATGCGGATGCGGCCATAGTTGCTGTAGGCAACGTCGCTTTCCTGTTTCAGCTCATTGTCGCTGTAGGCGTTCTTGACCGTGCCAAGCTTACCTTCTGGAATACCTACCAAGTTCTTCTCGTTCCAGGGATTGTAACCGAGGAACTGACGGCCCTTCTGAACACGCAGACGGCGGCGAACCTTCTCGAAGACGGGATAATCGTTGCTCAGCATGTACTCGTTGATGTCCTTCAAGGTGACAATCTTCGAGGACTTGTCTGTGCCCCAAATCATCTGCTTCATCTTCTTGGTGCGGCACATGTAGCTGATACGGCTGGGCGCACACAGAATCTTAGAGAGGCTGGTCTTATCCTCGGCGGCGTCAATCAGCTCGAACACGTCTTCCATCGGGTCAACGGTGTCGATGTTCTCTTCCGTCCACTGCGTCTTGGCGGTGGCGAGGTTAGCCTGCGGGAAGTTCATGCTGATGCCTCCACGGATGGGGCCTTCGGGGTTGTTGTTCTCGTCGAAGGTGAAAACGCCGTGGTTAGACAGCAGACCAAGGAAAATCATGTCAAGCTTGCCCTCTACGGAGTTGACCACCGTCTGGACGTTGCCCCACATGATGTTGACCAGCTGCTGGGTCTTCTGCTTGTCGCTGATGCTCTTTGAGTCGAGAATCTGGAGAATCTTACGATAGTCCTTCATCGAGAGCGGAAGAGTCAGGGCGTGGTTCATCACGCTCTTCTTGATCGTCTCGATGCCTTCCGTCTGCAAGATAGGCTCCTTGGAGTCGATGCCGATGGTAGGAGCAACAACGGTGATGTTGTACTTGCCTACCAGTTCCTCAAAGTCAAGCCCGATAGTGGGGCTGTCCCAGTCGAGCCAGCGTGTGTAGAGCACCTGGTCAAACAGACGCTTCTGCAGCTCAGAAGCCTTGTCGATGCGAATCTGCACATTCTTAGTGAGTTCGCCAAAAAGTGAACTGAGTTCTGCCATAGTTACTGCTCAATGACTTTGATGTTTGGATTTGATTTCAGCGCATAGCCATTCTCAATCAGCCACTCAGCAGGGAAGGCCGGGAGAATGTCTTTCAAGAGTACTGCGTCATACGCAGGAGAGAGAGCGGGGTAACGCTCCTTTACGAACTCTTCATCCTCTGCGAGGGTCGAGTTAGGCACATACTTCGGAGCGGCCTTCTGCAGCTTGACATAGTCATTGGCAGCAAGCTCCTTTTCTCCGAGATACGGAGTGACAGAAGCGAGAGCAATCTGCCCCTCACTTGGCTCAGATGCGACAATCTGCAGGGCACCCTCGTCGGTGCTCTCAGCGTCGATGTAGCCGTAGTCGATGGCCTCCTGGATGAAGTGACCCTCGGCCAGCGTAGAGATAGCGGCATTGAGAGTCAGAACGTCATAGTCGGGGTTGCTGGTGTCGATGGACTTGATGGTTGTCGTTTTGGCATCGTTGGAGAGATCCATCACCGTGTCGCCAACCTGGAAGTAACCATCCTTCGCAACACGCGGCTTGGTCGTGGTACCGCCAGCGAGAACCTTTGCCACCTTGACGACGGCGCAGGTCAGTCCGGCAAGAACCGCAATCCATGCACCCTTGTAGATTTTAGTACCTACAGGGAAATCCTGCACGGGCTTGAAGCCTGCTGGCAGGATGCGTCGCTCCTGGCGCCAGAAGGGATTCGGATGCTTCGTGTAGGAAGTTGAAGCGAATTCAATCATCGTTCTTAATCGGTTTTGTTGTCAGGCAATGTTTTAGCCCACGCATCGGCATCATCCTCCATTGCCTTTTGAGAGGATGATAAGATGTCTGCCTTTTCGGCTGGCATCAGTTTGTTGGTGACCAAATCCTGCTTGTACTCCTTCAACTCCTTCTCGATGTCTGCGTCATCGGCAATGCTGAAACGCTTCATGAGGAAGTCGGGGATTCCAAGCTCTTTCGCTTTCAGAGTGATGGCTGTCTGACGCTCACCCTTGGCCTTCTCAGCTTTCAGTGCAGCATTTTCATCCTGCAATGCCTTGATGGCCTCGTCGTTCTGCTTCTTGTATTTGCGGAACCACGAAGGGGGATTCTTGCCGTCATCGTTGCCCTCATCGTCGTCACCTGCTCCCTCGTCGTCATCATCCCCAGCCTTTTTGGTCGTGGTCTTAGTCTTGGGAGCCTGTTTGCGCGTCTTCCTCGTAATTTCCCCCTGGATAATCTTCGCAGTGGGAATGAGCGAATCCGCAACACTCGCGATGTCCTCGTCTGAGGCATCGTCATTCAAGCCCTCGGAAGCTGACTCGGCCAGCTCCTCGATTGCCTTGTCTGTCAATCCAAAGTCTTTACATTTGTCTTGCAGAACCTTCAAAAGTTTCTTATTCATATTGTACAAAAAAGTGATTAATCGCGGCAAATTTACACAAAATTTTCAATATAGTGCCTATAAAGCACCTAATATTTTATAAAAATATGCGCTTTTAATGCGACAATAACTCTTTAATATTGCGAATAAGGATTATTTAACTAAAAGTGCCTATCAAGCATATATAAAACACCCCGATGGAATGATGACCACCGGGGCAAAACAAACAACTTACTATGACTAACAGCAAAAAAGAAACAAAATATTTGGCTGGTTCAATAAAAATGCCTATCTTTGCAGCGGAGATTTCAAATCCACCAGGGTCTTAACGTATCGACGGGGGCATCTGCCGCTTTGTACCAAGTGCCGCTGGCTGAAATGCCGACGGGGCGAAAGACATAAAAGGGTCTTGATTCATTTCAGGAACCCTTTTATCTTTTTTAGATACCTCCCATTCCTTATGTCGGTGAACGTCAGTTCAAGCGGATCGCCATACTGATTGATAAGTTTGATGTTGCCGCATGGGAAATTCTTGCGCTTTAGGTATTCAATGGCATCCCTGAATACTCCAGCATCCATATTCTCCAGTTTGACAACAACTGTGCCTGCCTGACCGAAGCCTTCTTCGAGATTGCCGGCAAGGGTGTTGGCTTTCGTGGTGATGCAATACTTGAAGTCAGCAACCGTAGGACGACCACGGAACAACACAAGCGCATCGGCACTGGTCACCCTGTCGAGTTCCGGGAGGAAGGCGACGCTCTCGCCGTTGCGATTGAGGTCTTTTGCCATTTGCTTGATTCCCTTCCATGTATCGTGCTGACTGCCTTTGTGACCAGGGAATACCACAGTTCTTGCACTCTCGACCCTTGACAGTTCCTTTGCGCGTTCATCACTTAGGATTTCCTCAAACAATCCCAACTTGTGTTTTAGGTCCTTATGTTCCTTCAACTTCTCTATGACCATAGGAGAGAATGGTTCAAAGGCCACGTAAGCAGAACGTTCACGGGGTGTCATAATCTCCGTCACTTTAGAGCCGATGTCCTTTATCATTGCCGCTGATGGGGCAGCATTACCTGCCTTCACATATTGCGGGTTGTCCTTCATCCAGTAGGGCAGCGTGCCTTTCTCGGCGGCTTTCTCCACACGGTCGGCGTTGTCACTCATCCACTTCTTGAAGCCGCTGTGAGGTTCGGTAATCTCACCGTCGAACTTCCATCCTTCTACGTCCTCGCCGTTGAGAATGGCACGGTGGTAGGCCATACGGGCCTCCAAGTCGGCCAACACGGGCACGATGTAGCAGCGGCATTGAGGATGCCAGCCCACAAACTTGAAGTCCTTGGGGTACTTACCCGCCAACGCCTCGCACACCGAACAGGCGAAGGGGTGGTTACTACGCTTCACCTCCACGCCGACAATGAAGTCTATCCGGCTCCATCGGTCGCAGTCGGCGGCACGGTAGGCGGCGTTGACCTCGGTTCGTGTCATACGCATGGCGTTCCTGTAGCTGCTTCGGTACTCACCACGTCCGGGGTGGTACGCTGCGGCCCTCTTCGACAGCTTCAAGTTCCCCTCTTCGTCACGTACCCGACGGAAAAGTCGGTCGGGCTCCTGCAGGTACTGGCGAACATGGCGCGAGACGGTGGCCGCTGAGTCACCACGCCCAAGGCTGGCAGACAGGGCCAGTTCCATTTCGTCTTTAAACTGCCCCGTGTACTTCCACACCTTCTGGGAGAGATTCAGACCGCCGTACTCACTCTTACGGCTGAAGAAAGAGTCCACCGCCTCGCGGTTGCGGGCAAACAGCCGGGCAAAGCGCCTGTCATCCCTCACATCGTTGCCCAGGGCGGCGGCAATGAGCCTGTCGGTGGCACTGTTGGCATTCCCCCACTCGGTGATGATGGCGTTCTTCACCTCGTTGTACACGGCACTATACAGGCCACGGAGGATAGCGGCAGACTTCGCCGACATGCGCTTGCTGTCGCTGAAGCTGAATACCTCGGTGGCAGGGTCGAGGTCAGTATTGGCGGCCAGCTTGGTCAGCGCGTCGGTTGCAGCGGTGAACAGTTGGCCCACCCGCTCCACGTATGCCTCTGTACGGCCAAACAGTCCCTCGCCCATATCCTGGGCAATGATGGCCACCAGCCGCTCGATGTCGGCCCGTCGTGCCTGGATATTCTTTTTCTTCTTACTCATCGTCTTGGTTTGAAATTGTCGCTACAGCCCTCATGGTTCATCAGCATGGAATGGGGCTGGTGAGGGCATCGGCACATAAAGAACTCACCCTTTACATTCTTGCAATGGAAGTCGTAAGCCTTGGCGCAGTCACGGCACAGGTGCTTTGGCTTTTCGATTTTCCCCATTACTCAGCACCTCCGAAAACGTCTTCTTTCTTCTGGGTGCTTGCAAAGATGTTGCGCTGCTCCTGGGCGGCTTCCTCCTTCTGCTTCCTGATGCGCTCTTTCTCCTGCACCTTATCCTTAATGAGCGGGTTCTGCTCGATGCCGCTTTCCTCGGACATGGTACCGCCGTCGATGGCCTCATTGATATTCTTGATGGTCTCGGCAATATCCTCTCCGAAAGGCTCCTGGTAGTCGTGGTCACACTCCAGCTCGTCAAGCTTGTATTCGCTCTTGGTGATATACAGGACGTTGGCCATGATGGAGATAACAAGCGAGGCGGTTCTATCCAGCAGCTCGTCGTAGTTCTCCTTGTGCTTCGTGGCCTTGATGTCTGCAAGGAGCATCATCTGTTTAAGAGCCTTGCCAGACATCTGAGACATTCCCTTGAACTGGCTCCAGTCGATGTCCGGAGTGAACGTCTTGGTCAAGATGTGGTGGCGCAACCACTCCAGCTCGTCTTTCTTGCTCTCGTTCTGGCCGTCCCATGTGAGGAATGAGGCCATCTTGCTTACATCTTCCACATTGTCATTGGCAATAAGGGTCTTATTCTCCACATCTTTGTCAGGCATGGACTTCAAGAGGGCCGCTTTCAATACCAGATAGGGGTCGCTGAAATAGTCGTTTGTGTCTGCCCGGCGTGAGGCCACGTATTCCTCGCGGTTTATCAGTTCCTCAACACCGTCCCATTCCTTCTTCTGCTTGAAGTAGATGACGGGGATTTTCCCGATGGGGTTGTCCTCTTCCTCCACCTCCCATCCGAACGTTCCACGCTGGCAATGGTAGATGGTCTCGTCTGTGAAGATGTCGAGGTGATAGGTGGTCTTTCCAGCCACGTCCTTTGAGTAGTGGCCCCATGCGAAGGTGATAAGGTTCTCGTACACGTCCCATCGGGTGTAAATCTCGTCACCCTTGGAGCGGGCGAGGACGCGAATCTGGCAGTCCGGCTCATTCTTCTTGTTGCGGTACACACGGAAGAGCATAGCGGATTCCGTCTCACTTCCTGCCAGTCGCTTGCACTGTCTTATCTTGCTGTTGAAGTGCATCTTCTTCAGCAAGTCGGTGTAAGCCTGGAATCCTGCGTCGGCACCCTCGCTCTTCTGCTTCCACTTCACGGGCTGGCCGAAGAGGAACACAAGGGAAATCTCATTGATGTACACAGGATAGCCGACGGGCAGTTTCCATCGTGTAAGCGTGCCCTTGCGCTGGCCTTTAAGGTCTTTCAGCACCTTATCCTTGCGCTCCATAATGAGGTGCGTCTTCGGATCGTACTCCTTCATGGCTTCCTCGGCCTCTAACTGGTGAGAGTCAAGCAGACTCAAAACTCTGGTGATGTCCTTGGCGGCAATAAGCTGCTCAAAGTCCTGGTTCCTGCCTACGGTGGCATTGAACAGATTGGTAATCGAATTGATAATTGACATAACTTTACTATTATTGGTTACTACTATATTGCTAACATGGAGCCGACGTACTCAGGAACCTCGAAGCTATCCTCTACGAAATAGTTGATGGCATAGCCCAGTATATCGACATATTCATCATGGGTCTTGGCCGGGAAGCCGCAAACCTCGTCTATAAATTCCTCATTCCAGTCACCTTCCACCAGATACACGCGGCCACACTCAACCTTCGGGGCCACAGCATAGAGGCGCGTGTCTTTCGGATCAGTAGGCGACGGTGTGTAGGTGACATTTAGCGAACTCGACTCCTGCAGCTGCTGGCACACGCTCACACCGTTGGCTTTCGGCTCGATGCGCAGCGTACTCTCTCCGCTGGCATCGTTAGCGGCCATGAAGTCCGGAAGATAGCGTATGAGGTCTGGAAACTCCTTGTAAACCTTCTGTGCGCAGGTGATGTAGATATTGTTTCGTATCTTGCAGGCTCCGATGATGCCGCTGGGGTCATTGTCGCTCTTCTGCTTCTTGTTGTAGGCGGTATCGAGGAAGAAGTGAATCGGCTCATGGAAGTGCAGGGCGTGATAGTCTGCCAGGCTGATGTGCCTGAACCATTTCTCCTTGATGATGTTACCGCCCTCGGCTGTCGGCCTCTGTTCATACTGCCCGGCATATCCACGACTGCCAAGGTCGGTCTTGGCTTCATTCAGTACGGGCCTCGGGAGCCTTACAGGGTCAAGCAGGCCATCCACATAGTTTTGCCTCAGTTCCACAGGGCTTACGTTGTCGGACAGCTCAGCAGGGAGGCAGATGTGACGGATATTCTCGCCCTTCTTCTTCAACAGGTAGCCCGTGACATCTTCCTCATGGAGTCGCTGCATGATGGTGACCACAGGCGTATTGGCCTTGTCAACCTTACGTGAGGAAAGCGTCTTGGTGTGCTCGTTGGCGGCAGTACGCATCTGCTCAGATTCGGCCTGTTTGGGGTTTACAGGGTCGTCATTGATGATAACGTGAGCATGGAAGCCGGTAATGGTTGCTCCCGTCGAAGTGGCGTAGCGGTAGCCAGTATCGGTGTTCTCATAGTTCTGCTTGCCGCTCTTGTCTCGCCTTATCTTTATCTCTGGGAACAGCTTGCGGAACTTGTCACTTTCTATGATGTCTTTCGACTTGGTGGCGTGGTCGATGGATAGTGCGCCGGAGTATGAGTTGGTGATGATGCGGATGCTGGGGTCTTGCGTCCACAGCCATACGGGCCACATCACCGTTACGATGGTAGATTTGGTGGTGCCAGGTGGAATGTTTATTATCAAGTCATACGGCTTTGGCCTTCGCTCCACGATAGATACGGAAAGCTTCTGGAGCTCACCGCAAAGATAGGGAATGTGCCAGTTGTACACAGGTTCCTCTTTGATGATGACGTCCCAGAAGGTCTTGACGAAGAAAAAGAAGCTCTTCCTGCACTCGTCAGCGACCACGGCGATTGCCAACTCCGAATAGTCGATGTTCATTCCTTCTTGTTAATGAGGTCAAGCCCGATGGAAAGCAGCACCTCACGCTGTTCTTCTGTCAGTTTATCCAAGTCGATTTTCTGTTTGGGTACGAGAGATTCACCATCTTTGCCGACGATTTCCTTGCGTTCCGTATAGCCACGGTCTTTCATCTGGGTCTTGGCGTAGAAGATAAGCATCGACGTGTCGCCGTCCTCGATCTTCTTCAGGATGAGGGCCTCGGCGAAGTCCTTCTGCAGTTCCTTCACGTCATCCACCTTGTCGTGGAAGTCCGGGTCTTCGTTGTACCATCGGTAGAAGGTGGCGGGAGACACGCCCGTCATGCGGCAGGCTGGGCGCACGATGCCCTTGGTGCCGTCGAGGGCCACAAGGAAGCCTTCCTTCTCTTTCCGCACGCGCTCCTCAATGGTTGCTTCGTTGTTGTTAGCCATATATCTATGTCACTTTCTTTTATTCGTCGGCAAAGTTAAGCAAAATTCCGCAAAAGTGCCTATAAAGCACACCTAATTTGTATTATTTTATGGCTTATATAGTGTATATACGTCAAATTTCTGTGTCTTAACAGGCACTATATATATTATATAAGTACGTATAAGGGCCTGAATCATGCCCAAATCGACACGCAGAACCCCTTTCCCCGTTCCTTTTCCCCACACCCCTTTTTCTTTCCCCCATACCCCCTTATACTCTATTATTTATATTATATTATTGAGTATAAACGCGCACGCGAGGGAGAAACGGCCATTTAACGTTTATTAGGTCGATCATTGCGTCATCGTCAGCGTCACGTTTTTGCGACAAACGTTAAATCCTTTAACTAAATCGCTGGAAACGCCCATTTTTCGTGAATTTTGCCGCGGCAAAAGTAGCGGCAAACGCCGCGGCAAAATCATCGGCAAATACTGCGGCAAAATGTCCGGCAAGTGCCGCGACAAAAATGGCGGCAAACATAGCGGCAAATTTTCAAGTTTTGCCGCGTCATTTGCCGCGACAAAAATCACGTTTTGAAAAATCACGACAAACAACAAAAAGCCCCAGCGGAAAACTCCACCGGGGCAGCAACAAAGGTACGAAAAAGTGCGTCAAGAGAGAAGCGTCACAAGACGCCCGCCATCTTGCCTAAGAGTGCAATCTGGTTACGCATCGCCTCCATCCGCAACTGCATGGCGGTCTCGCCCTTGGCTATGCCGTAGTTGCGGCTGAAGAACATCAGGAAGGCTTCGTCGAGCTGGCCGAAGAGTGATTTCAGCGACTGCTCGAAGGTCAGGCCGGGAGCAAGCACGATGCCCGACTGCTCACGGCTGGCAGGGCCGTAGCCCGTGCCGAGGAAGTAGCGGCCATCGCTTGTGTACTCCTTCAGGCGTTTGTTGAACTTGGCTACCTGCTGGCGAAGCAGCTTGTCGGCCTGTAACGTCACCGTGTCGGGCAACTGCTTGGGCTGCTCCACGGGAGGGATGATGTCCTTACTGACGACGGCGTAGGCTCCACTCTTACGGATGGCCGGAAGAACCTCGCTCGTCACCCAACGCTTGAACACCTTGGCCTGTGGAAGTTTCGAAGAGAGGACAAGAGAGTAAAAGCCAGATTCGTTGATGATAACTGTTTTCTGTAGTCCGCCAGGGGTGACCATTTCGGTCACCCCTTTGTCTTCTTCATCCACATGGTCTCTGATAGCCCTTTGAAGGTTTCTATGTCCCAGAGCCTTCGCCACCTCCTTGCCGACGAAGAAGATTTCTCCGTTCTCGTCGCACATGCCTCGGATATCTCCGAACTGGGGATGATTGAATACTTGAATTGCTGTTTCCATTGTTAATAACTTGATTAGTGAAATATATAATCGTTCATATCAGTATTGCGTGTCGGTGGCGGCTTCTTCCTTTCCCATAGGCGGTTTCGTTTTAGTTGAACATTGCTCCAGTCGTATCTCGGCCATCCAACTGAACACCTGGACCAGTCGGTCGCCGACAATGAGGGTAAGAATCACGCCCTTGGTGGTGCGCGTCTCAAAGATGATGCCTTTTAGCGTCCCACGTACATGCTGCCGTGAGGTTGGTTCGGGGCGCAACGTCACGCTCCGACCCATCCACTCTTTCACATAAACCTCGTCGAGAGGCTCAAACTCCTT